TTCTATGCTTTTTAAATGCAATTGCTAAGCCAATAACTGGCTCTATCTTTACATCTAAGCTAGTGCGATAATCTATACTCATAATTTCTCTAATTTAAAGGTTAATGTTATATAATACAATAATCACGAATCAACTAAGTGTCAAAATGTGATATAAAGTGGTGAATGTGACCTGGTAGCCACACTCACACACTTGTAGTGTTAAGCAGTTTCTAACTGCAATTCTTCAACAACTTGATGTTCAGAACCTTCGTTCTTCGTAGCAATTGTTACAGTTTGTCCAGGATTATCCCTGTCTTCAACAGTAACAATGAATAAACTCTTAAGCTCTTCATCAATTGAATGTTCAGCAATAGGCATTCTAAATTGTGTGCCGTCTTGCTTTGTTGCAAGAATGTGAGTCTTGCTTGTTGTCTTGTTGTACAATTTCTGTACACTCACAACGTTCAGCTTACGTAGGTAAGCAAGTAGTAATGTTCTCATAAGGCCAAATGTTTTTAAATGTTAATAAATGTTTGATAGGGGGTACCTTGATTCCCCAAAACACGCTGGGGTTTGGTTCTAAGGAGGGTAACACGTTCACAAATCCCCCTTAAAAAATTTTTTTGGTATTAAAATTTTTTTATATTTGTAACATGACATTTAAAGAAATATTAAAACAACAAAAAGAAAAACTAGCTGAAAGTATTAAAAAAGAAAAACCTAAGACTGGTCTTGATGTTTTAATTGAAGTTTTAGAAGAAGAAAATAAAAATAAAAAACCAAAAAATGGCAATTAGAAATACACAAACATTTAGAGAAGTAAAAAAGATTAAGCGTAAAGGAATTCACGCAAAATCTAAGACATCGTCACATAAACATTCAAAGAATTATAAAAAAATATACGTAGGACAAGGAAGATAAATAATTTTTATTATCTTTGCATCGCAACATTATCCTCCCACGGTAACCAAAAATGGGAAAAGACATCGGATTGTAGTCTCAAATAGAGATAGAGTTTTCTCCGGTAGTTGCAAAAAGAGTTAAGTATAAACTCTAGTTAGGATAGATTACACATAGGTAAGTGTGGTGAATTGACATCAGTTTTACTATCCTTGGGTCTCTGTAAAAAGAAGCACTGCTAGAACGAAATCTAAACTTGAAAATTAAACTTCTAAGGGGGTGAACTATATCCCTTTGTAAAATATTCTAATTATCATTTGGATTTATAAAAATTTTATTTATATATTTGTATAAAATTTATAAATAATATATATATGGACTTTAAACCAAATGGCAGTTGGGTAATCCTTCCGGATCCAACTTCAAACAAAACAGAATCAGGAATTATATTAGATGAAGAAACAGCTCGTAAGAATAGTACGAATGTATTAGAAGTATTAGCTGTAGGTCCTCAATGCGGTTTTTGTAAAGTAGGTGATACTGTAATGGTAGATCCTAGAACAGAAGCTGTAATAGCTGAGATTGAGAAAAAAACTTATCTTATGGTAGGTGAGCATCAGTTATTAGGTAAAATGAATAATGGCAAAAACTAATATAGAAGGAACTGTTAGTATTAGACTTAAAGATTTCCTAAAGTTGCAAGATCAAGAACAGGAATCTGAAGAGTTAAGAGCTAGAGCTAGAAAAACGGTAAGAGAATTACAAGTTTTTTTATCTTTTCTATGTACAAGAGCAGACATTAAAGGTTTTGTTGATGAATTTAACAGGCAATCTACTGAATCAATAATTAAGATTGAAGGAGGTAGAGCCATAATAGAATCAAAGTATGAAACAAAAGATAAAAGTTAATATTGATAGTACATACAAGTATTTACAACTTTGGAATGGTATTTTCAATTTAACAAACACAGAATTAACAATTTTATCTTATTTTATTGATGCAGATGATTTAACTATAACTGAAAATTTTTGTGATATGAAAAACAAAATAGTTGTAGCTAGATTAGCAGGAATGAAAGATCCTAATACTTTAAATAATTATATTAAAAAATTTAAAGACAAAGGAGTAATAAGTAAGATTAAAGGTGAGTATAAATTAAATAAATTATTAAATCCAAATACTTCTACAATTGAAATCAATATTAACAAATAATGTAGTAATATCAAAATTCAATATAGAAGACATGTATCTTGTTGTAATTATACAAGATCCACATGGTAACTTTTTATTTTTAGATGTATTATGAATAATAACATAACAGTAGTATGGCCGTAGATAATGATGATAATTATCAAAAACCTCCTAGCATGGCAAAGATGTTAGGAAATTTTGTTAAATCTTCTGCAACATGGATTGCTCATGGAGCAAAAATTGTAGATGCAGAACAATATTTAGAAAGATTAACAGCTTGTAAAGAATGCCCTCATTTAATTAAACAAAAAATGAGATGTGGAGTATGTGGATGTTTTATAGAGGCAAAAGCAAGGATGAAAACAGCCACTTGTCCAGACAAACCTTCTAGATGGGATAAAAATGAAAATGAATAAAAAAATTATTATTAATAAACTAGCTACTAAATATAATTTACCATTACAAGTTGTTACTCGTATAGTAGATCATCAATTTAAGTTTATAGTTAAAATAATGAAAGAAGGAAACTTTGATGCTATAAGA